TTTTCAAGTTCCATTTCAGTTTCTTTTTTATCTGCATGGGTACACTCAAAATTTATTTTTATTTTTAGTCTCTTCATTCTATTTCTATTACCTCCTCAATTTCTGAAGACAAAACTACTGCATCATCCCAATTTTCATAATGCATTTTATCTATTGCCTCATCTTTATTTTTTGCCTCAACAAATTGAGTTTCTCTTATTGTCTCAACTCTAGTAACTTTATAAGTTTTCATTCTTTCTCCTTTTTATAAAGTTGGAATATATCTATTGGGAAAATTAGTTGAGATTGCCCCTCCATCATTTCCCTCATCATCTTGTTGAGGTGTCAACCAAGTTCCATTTTCTAAAAGAATTTGTATTGGTCTACTATCCCAACCCATATCCTCTGCGTCTTCTTCAGACATATATTCTACTTTAACAATTTTTTGTCCAAGTAAAAATTTTTCAACTCTTTTAGTCCAATGTTCAGTAAGTTCTTTATTAGACATTTTATCTAAAGCTTTTGTTTCTTGTTTCATTATATTTTTTCCTTTCTATATAATTTATTTGCTTTTATTTTTTGTTGTTCATCAAGTTGTAATTTCTTTCCCAACTTTAATAATTGTTGTGCATATTCATATGGAAAATATTTATACTTTCCATAGTCGTCTTTATCTAAAGATTTAAGTTCTATTTTTATTAAATCTCTCAATATGCATTTCTCTTTTGTATTTAACCATTGTCTCATATTTTTTATTCTCCTTTTTTTATTTTTTTTTATACACTATTGAAATCTAGAAACAAGGGATTATATGGGAATAAATAAGAAAGGAAAATATGGCTAAAATACATAATAAAAAAGGTCTTATATCTATTCAAGAATATATTCAGTATAGAATGGATAATGATGATTTATCTGACATTATTAATTCTTGTAGTGATGCTCTTCAATATTGGTACGAGAGTTTTGATGACAAAGAATTAAAAGATTTAGGATTAAAAAGATAAAAAATAACAAATTAGGTCCCACAACTAAAAATTGTATAAAAATAAAAATAAAAAATTTAATAATGAACAGGCGAACAGGCGAGTACAAGCGACCCCAGGTGACCCACAGCGACCCACAGCTTATAATCAGCTCTTTAGCAGCTTAAACCCAGCTCAATGACAGCTCAATACACAAGCGATTACAGGCGATTATTGACTTGTACGGAAAGTTACACTATAAAACAACTTATGGGAGTACCACGACAATTAACCGAAAGACAGATGAAGTTTGCAGAACTTTTGGTCTATAACGAAGGTAGGAAAAGTCCAGCTGAATGTGCGCTGGAAGCAGGCTACAAATCGAGACCAAGGCAGGCTGCAAGCGAGCTGCGAAATCCTAGAATATCTCCGTTGGTGGTGAAATACATTGGTGAATTAAGAGCAGAGGTTCAGGAAAAATATGGAATTAGTTTTGAAAAACATTTAGCAGAACTAGCAAAGCTGCGAGATGATTCAGCTAAAAAAGGAGCGTGGTCAGCTGCAATCAATGCTGAAGTAGCTAGAGGAAAAGCAGGTGGTTTGTATGTAGATCAAAAGCTTGTGATGACAGGTAATCTAGACAAGATGAGTGAAGAAGAATTACAGGCGAAGATGCAACAGATCCTGGACGATCACAAAAATTTAATTAATATTACCCCAGAAACAGAACCAAAAGAATTAGAATCAAAGTAATACCTTGAACTCTATTAGTCATTTCGTTTATTAGACAATACTTTTCGTGAATCCGTAATACTATTTTTTTTATTATTTCCATATAATACTCCTTGTGAGTTAGGTCCCTTCCTTGGTGGAAGTTGATCCCATTTTACATTAGGCATATTCTTTGTCAATGTAGGGTTAAAAATTCTATTGAAGTTTTCTTTGTACAAATCATTGGTAGGTCTGGATCTACCATCATATTTAAATTTTTTATTTTTCATTTATCTTTTCCATTTTTACTACACATCCCCTTGGAAATACATTTCTATCTGAAAATAATTCATCGTTAGCTTCATAACTTGCAAAGGTTCTAATATTCTTTTTATCTTTGTTAAGTAAGTATGCGTGAGTTATCATTTCAGATGGCATAAACCCTTCAGCTGTATGTAAATCTGCGTGCCCGGAATCTCCCGTGATATCCAGCCACGTGATTTTGTAGAAATAATATCTCTTCTTCTTGATGACAACAGATTTGTATTTAGATTTCTTTAGGGATTTTGGCATTAGGTTTTTTACTATAAGAGAAATTTTTAGGCAATTTTTTTATTTTTGAAAACAAAAAAAGTCCCGCGCGCAGAGTGCAAACACAAGAATGTCAATGAAATCAATGCTTATTTGACCTTGCCAGAGCAAAAACATCAA